CTCGAGCAGCGCCACCGCTAGTCGCACCGCCGCCACCGCCACCAATACGACCCAAAGTAATCTCAGACAAAAACCCAAGATCGCTGCCGGGTTTAATCATGTTGATGCCTTTAATAATTATGTTGATTGCTTTAATGTAACTGTTAGCCATGTATTCAAACGCGCTAACTACGCCGTTAATAACAGAGTTGACGACGTTTCTAAAGCCTTCAAATTTTGTGTACGCAACTGCAAGACCAGTAACAAGCGCCGCGATGCCAAGCGCAATAAGCGTGAATGGGTTAGCGGCCATAGCAAAATTGACTGCCAAAATTGCTGTCGCAATAGCGCTAATAGTGCCGGCAATAAACAAAAATGCTTTAGGGTTTTTTTGTGCCCAGTCAGCCATGCTTTGCAAATACGGCAACACTTTTTGCAACACGGGCAACAAACCTGCACCAATGCTTTCTTGTGTTTCAGCCAAACTATTTTTTAATATCTTGAACTGACCTGCAGCGGTGTTTGCAGACTTTGCAGCCGCGCCACCAAAGTTGTCGTTTAGTGCCAGCATCACCGTGTCGAGTGACGCACCGTCTTTAATCATGCCTTTCATTTCAGGCGACAACGCTGCAAGACCTTTCATGTTGCCTGCGTACGCTTTGGCAAGCGCGTCGCTTACTGTTGCAAGATCGTTGCCAGTTGCAATAGAAATATCTTGTGCAAGTGTTAGCGCGCTAGTTGCCTCGCCAACATTTTTTGTACCGACAAGCAATGCAGCAAACGCTGGCCGTAACTCGCTGTCAGCCGTACCAGTAGCCCTCGACATAGCCGAGATCATGTCCTCAGTTGCTGCAACCGTCGCATCAGTAGCGCTAACAACGTTCTGCATCGTGTTAGCCAAGACCGCCTGTTGCTGTTCGTCTTCGGCTGCTGCCTTTGCAGCCAAACCAAGCGCACCCGCAACCGCCGTAATCGCAGCCGCCGCAGGTACAGCCGCCTTGCGAATAGCAAACTGTGCTTTCTCGCCAACAGTCTCTAGTTGTTTAAATTCTTTAATTGCTTTGTCAATGCCCTTGCCGTCAAACTCAGAAACAATTGGAATACTTAAAGCCATTACAGACCTGCCTGCACGACGCGCATAGTTTTAGCAATCATTTTTGTCATCTCAGCTTCAATACCGCGACGCGCTTTATATACAGCCGGGCCTATTAGTCGAGTGCGACCAGCGCTAACAAAACCAAGTGCGTTACCTAACTTGTTTGAGTTAGCGCGACCAGCCGTTTCAAAGATTGCTGCCGCTGGGTCTTTTTGCTCAATAAGGATTACGCCGACCGCGTTTCGTCGAGTGTCAAAACGCATACGCACTCCGCTTATTGCTTTGGCTGTTGTAAACGGGAATAGTTTGCGATCACGTTGCACCCAGTTGTAGCGCATACCTGATAGCGGTAATTCTTTGTACACGGCTTTGCCTGCCTGTATCGCTGGCTGTGCAATAGCGGTTGCGTCTGCCTTAAAATCTTTTTGCAGTTGCGGGTCAATTTTACGCAAAGAGTTAATCGTCTGCTTGACCCCGACGATCTCAATAGTTGTTGATGCTGGCATTGCGCTACCTCTTTTGCTTATTCAATAGCGTAATCACCGTTATCAGGTCGCGCGTGTCAAACTCGATTGTCGTAGGCCAATACCCTGTTGCGACTAACAGTTCTGCTAGTTGCCGTCGGTAACTGCCTACGCCGTAAGGTTTGGGTCTGTCTCGTCTATTGCCTCAATGGTCATGTTTGGGTTTTCTTTAACCCAATCACGATATGTTGCAGGCATTTTTTGGCCGCTAAGTTTTAGCAAATTGTATGCCCAGCAAACTAGATCGGTGTAGCCGATACCTTTGCCGTCACTAATTTTGCGACCCTCAGTTTTTTCCCATTCGCAGATAACAAACATATTTGTTGTTAACTCGACTGGTGCTACGCCGTCTTGTAAATCTACTTTAAGTTTTAATCGCATTGCCTTGTCCTGTTCTCGGCCAGTTATGGCGCGTTAGATCACGTTACGTCAACTGTGTATGCGCCACCCATAAGTTCAATGTCGTAGGTAGCCAACTCACCCAAGTTTGCGTTCATTACTGGCAACGCGCTTAGGAAAGTGTTTGTTAATTCAAAGCCCGGATTAGTTGCGGTGTTTGCGCCTGACGCTGGGGTTACTTTGATATAGCACTTTGTGCCAACAAGTACCGACAAAGTTGCATAACTTTCCGACGATGCAAACGACGCATAAAGTGTCAGCGTTGCGCTGTTTGATTGCAGGCCAGCGGTGTTAGTGCGTGCAGTCGAGCCAAACGCGGTGTCCTCAAGTGCCTCAACAACGTAGTTAACGGTTACTGCCGATACCTGATCGGTAATGTCTGTTGTCGCTGCGCTTGACGCGCCGATAAGCACGACTGGGTTTGAAAGATAAGTGCTAGTTGGCATATTTACTCCTTGATGTGTTAGTTATAGTTTTACCATACCGCAACGATATGCGTGTGTATGCTCACGCCGTTTGCGCTTGCAAGCCAATTGCGACGTCATAACACGGATATTCTTGGCCGCCTATGTCGAGTGTGCCGGGTCTGCCCGACATTGCGATAACGCTTGAGCCAAGCACTAGCGCGGTGATCTGCAAAATTTCACGCAACACGGGTAGCCCTGCTGGGCCGCTGCCAACAATTTTTATTGGGTAGTCCATGCGTACAATGTTGCCGTTGCCAGCGATCGTTGTAAAACTCGGCGCTGTAATAAACACACAGTTAGGCACAAGTTTTGTCGGGTCGTTTACTACCCGTAAGCCTGTTACGGCTGTCAATGTGGCGCTCAGATCGTCTAGCGCCTCGTTAAATAGATCGTTGTACGGTGCAGGCACTATGCCACCGCTGGTCGGTCAATACCTAACAACTGCTTGACGATCGGTGTCATTGATTGTTGCGGTGCTGTACCCATGTTGTCAAACGACGCAAACACGTTCTCTAGCGACCCTCGACTACGCCACAACGCCGCGCAATACATGATCGTGCCCAGCGTGACATCACCACTAGGCGACGTGCTAAGACTGTCGTTGTAACCTGCCTCAGCGCGACGACGACTGCAAAACTGATTGCCAGCGCTCACGGCCTGCGTAGCAAGCGTGTAATCATCAGACGGGTTAGTAATTGACACGCCAAGATAAGTCACAAGGTTTGCGACCGTAACCCACGTACACGTCGGTGTAAACGCAACTGTGCCAGCAAACGAAACTACAAACTCAACGTCAGACCCGGTGCAAGCAAACAAAATTTGATTAGGTACAGCAACATTAACGTTGTAATTAAACTCGCCTGTAACGCCGTCAACGCCAACGTACTGATATTGCGGACAAGCCAACACGGTGAACGTGCCGTTAAACGGTGCGCCTAACGCGCCTACAACTACGGTGTCGCCAACCTGTATGTCGGTTGGCTCGAGCGTAGATATGCAGGCGTAGTTATCTAGTAATTGTTTGCTGGCTGTTGAATAAGTTGCCATAAGCGGTGTTGCCGCCTACGACTAAGCGATCAGGATTGACTGAACCTGAGTGCTGTCTGCAATAAACGTTGACACGTAACCTGCGTACGAGAAGTTACGGCCAAGTGTTGACGGCAACTCGACTGACATCAAACCGCGTACTTGCTCGTAGAACTCGATTGCTTCGCCTCGTGCTACAACCAAAGTTGATGACGCAAAGTTTTTGTCAGCAACAAGTGTCAAACCAAATGGATTGAAAGTTGACATTTGTGTGATGTTTGATGTGCCTGCTGCGTTCATGCCTTGCAATCCTGCTGCACCAACGTACGGGAATACTGGTCGTTTGTCTCCGTCTAACTGCTTGCCAAGGTATAGCCATACGTTTGGATCAACAAAACAATGATCAGGTAGGAAGTTTGTTGCAGTCAAAATGTTGTATGCGGCTGTGTAAAGCGCATTAAACAATGATGCCGGGTCTGTGCTTGAAACTGTCCATGTTGAACCTGACGCTGTAGCGCCTGCGGTGATTGCGTCTGCTGCAACGTTGTCGCTGGCCAACATGTATTGGCCAACAAGGTCATTAAGAATGATGTTGAGCGATGCTGGGTCGGTGAAGTCAACGTCTTGAATTGACAAAGTTACTTGTCCAGCCAAAGTTGTTTTGGTAACGCTGTTGCTTGCGATAACCATTGTTGTTGCTGACGCTGCAGCAAATTCACTTGATTGCGCCGCTACTGATGTGTGCGTTGTAATAGTTGGGCGCACAAATGTTTTTGATGCACCGTTGTTTGGCATGGCTCGAGCGCCAATTGCGTTTACAACTGGTCGGATAAAGTTAAGGTCTTGAAAGACTGGCCCAAGAACTGGGATTGGCAACAAACCGGGTGTATCCGTCGTTGCGATATCGCCCGCCGCTGCTTGCAACGCTGACTGGTTTGACTTAACAAACTCGTTAGTTGCGCGTGCAACGTTTTCAAATGTTGTGCCACCAATGTGCATTGCTGCAAAATATTCGCCCGGTGTTGGCAAATTAAATTTACGTGCAGGTTGCGCCCACAATTTTTCTGTGGTTGCTTGCGCTGCTTCAACTACTGTTGTCTCGTTTTTGTCGGTCATGTCATTGTCCTTTTGTTCTTGTTGTTCTGATTGTATAGCACTTGTCAATTCGGTTTCGGGGATACCTTCGGCTACCTCGTCGGGTGCGCTGGCCGCAACCTCGGTAATGACTGCACCGCTAAACGCGCCTTCGCTGACCAGCGACAATTCCTGCCATGTGGCCGCCTCTACGATCATCACGCCTTCCTCGTCGTAACTAAATTTTGTTGGGGTTACGCCTACCGATACTGCGTCAATAACGCCGTCATTGGCAAGGGTAAGTGCTTCATCGCCTAGTCGAGTGGCGCTGATTTTGGCTGTAAACATCATGCCCTGTGGCGTGTCCACGCGCTCAACTACTTTGCCAACAATCTGATTGCTGTCGTGTTGCATATAAAGTTTCGGGTCGCGCCCCGTGACTGGCAACGACCCTTGCAAAAATCGTACCTTAGTGCCGTCGTTAACGATCGCTGTCTCGTCGTATGTAACTGCTACGCCTGAGATTGAGCGCGACGGCAAGCCCTCTGCCGCCGCTGCATCAACCGTGATCTTTTGATTGGGGGTAAATCTGATCATGTTGGTGATACTACTCTTTCGTTTGTTTCTGTGTTGTCATAGTCGCCCATTGCATATTCGCCCGACAAATATTGTTGTACGTCAAACTCGACGTATGTGCCGTTTGGCAAAATGTTGTTTTGGCTTAGTGTGCCAGCAATGCAATCTGCGTAAGCGCGTACACCAAATGTCCACAAGTCCATGCGTGCTTCGGCGCTGCTCGTATAAGCGTACGAGCCAACATCAAATCCTGCTAAGTACATAGGAATATTGCACAAACGAGCGAGTTCTTTTCCTTGAAATTCAGCGCTGTCAATTAGCAACATTTTGTCGGGGCTAGTAGCAGTTTCAGTATATTTTACAAATTCGTTTAACGCTGCAGTTTGGTTAGTTTCACGTGCCGCATTAAACGCCGCTGCAAGATCGGCTAACTCTTGAGCGCTTAAAGGCTCGCCGCCTGTCTGAGAAAGGATGCCCGCCGGAATTGCGCTGCTCGAGTTGCGGTAGCGTGCGCCCTCAAGTTTTAGCGCTGTAGCAACGGCTGTTTCGCTCATGTAAATAATGCCTTGAATTGGCGACAAAAATTGCACAACATCGTTTGGGTCTAAACCCCCACCGTTAAACACAATGTCTTTTGACGGCGCAAACCAAACTGGGCCAGCCTGATCAAGTGTTTGCACCATTGCTGCAGGCAGTCGAGTGTACGACGCTGGGTAGCCGTCAGCGGTGCGTGACGTGATGTACCAAAACGCGCGACCAAAAAAGAAAAGATCGTCAAATGTCCATGACATAATAAAATTATTTGGCAGGGTTGGGTCTATGCGTCGCAACCATGTGCGCGGCGCTAACGGCATCTTTTCTATTTCTTGACCGTTCCACATTTCGGTGTACATCTTTAAATTCATGCAACCAATAACGCTGGCCATAAGATCGCGCGCTCGACTAATTGTCGGCACACTCATTGCACGATTACGTGCCGTGCCCTCAACGTACGAATAATATTGACCGACCAGTTGTGCGCCAGCGTTGTTGTTTTGATAAAACGTGCCACCCGCTGCGGCTGCTTTAGTTGGCTGCGGTGAGATAGCCGCTTTTTTTATTGACCTGTTAAAGATTGCCATTGGCTAAGTATGCCACGCGTATCTGTTGCTTGTGTTGATAGGTGGCCGCCGCGAACGTAACCGAGAAAGCATAGGTAAACGACGGCCACCCGTTTTGCATACTAGCCACTAGCCACAACAATCATAGGTTTACCTGTTGCTGTAGGTCGGCTGGCAAGTGCGGCGCACCAAACTAAACATCGTGCTAACTCGATTGGCCCGGGTGATCGCTGGCTAGATAGTGCGATGCTGTTTTGTGATCGTACTGCGACGGCGCGTTGTACGTGTTCAGCCAACATATTTTCGCCTGTATGCCATAACAGTTTTTCGTGGATCATGCTTTTAATGCGCGGCGTAAATTTAAGTATCTCGCCATAGCCGACAATCGCACGGCGACGCTCTAGCGCTAACGGCCAATGAATATCTATTGACGGACTAATTGCAAATTTGATTGCTGTGTTTTTGGCTAGGCGCTCTACGTGTTGCAACATTTCGTCGTATGTGTCGCACACAAACTCGACTGTTACTACGGTGCGCCGATCGTCAAGCACGACGGCTCGAGTAGCAAAATATCGGTCGTCGGTCAGCGACGTTTCTATTGCAATCGTGCCGCCTTCGGGCATCGGGTCTGTGTATTCCAACTCAGGCCACAAACCCGGTGCTATCCATGACTTGTCACTAGCAACCCAAAGATTGCACGACGCTCGTAAAAAACTTGCGCGGTCAGGGTTCTCGCTCTCGGCCTCAATAGTTTTTAGGGTCAGCGTTTTGCCTAGCGCTGGGTTAGCCCAACCCCACGCGCGACTATCCATAGGCGATATGTCAGGCGGCGGCGACCACTCCGCAAAATACAGACTTGACGGCTCAGCACGGTCAATAGATCGCAACCCCTGTTCGCGCCAGCGTTGCATTGCGGTGCTTGCCTCTGTGCCTGCGGTTGACCATGCAGACAACAATGGCGAACGTCGAGCGCGCTGCGCTGGCAGTAAACCGCCGTCAATAACCGTTGAGCCAATGTCCCAAATTTCGTCTGCCACAATCAGGTCGCAAGACATACCGTGACCGACGCTCGAGTTGGCTGCACGAATAAACCATTTAGACCCGTCAGGCATAGTTACCTGATTACGGCCGTAAGACCGCATAAGTTTTGCACCGAACCGCAACTCAAGAATGTCGGCAAGTTTGTCGTAGAGCATTACTGCAAGGTCAAGACGGTGGGCTGTAGATAGCACGGTTTGCGGTAGCCCCCGGTGCTTAGGCATCTCAGTCAGCCACCAGCCGACCAGCGCCGTCAACGCAACCGTCTTACCGTTCTGACGCGCCGTAGAAACCATAGACATACGATGCAAAAAATCCCCGTCGCCGTCAAACAACAACTGACCGTCAAGCACTCTTTGCTGCCAAGGCATTAACTCCATACCAAGGTGCTGTAAAGCCCAGCCCCCCACCTCAGCCCCAAACGAACCCGACGCATCAGGCCACACCGTTTCCAGTCGAGGCTGATCTCGGCCAGTTACCGCCAGTTCAGGCTGGTCAAGGTCATCTGAGATAATCCTGAG